TTATGGAATGTGATTGCTGAAAATAACGATGAGTGTTTTGATTTAATATCAAATCATTATGAATATAAAGGTTATGATGAATATTTTGGAAAATTGCGTGAAAATATTACAAAGGCACAAAGGTTTACTCTTATGGATGAACAACAATCTAGAATAGTTGAGGTATTTGTAACATGAGTAATGTAACACATCTAAACGAAATGCTCAGTAAACTTCAAGAGCAGCATCAAATTCGTATTGATTACTTAGAAAAAAAGATTCTTGATTATGAAGGAGAAATCCAACAACTCAAAAGTTTTATTGAATCTAAAAAATGAAACTATCTATTGACTCAATTCCAGATTTTACTCACAAAAACCCAAAAGGGTATCATTATGAACGAACTGATTTCAAAACTCATGTATCATCTATCTGGATTGTCAATGATACTCATTTCGATTATTGTGGCCGATCTGGTATTAAATCAATCTGGGGATTTTATAACTCCAAAACTCGACAATTCTATGCTCCAATCAACAGTAAGACCGTTGGTAAACTTGTAGACTTTAAGAATACAACTCCTTATTCGTCAATGCAGATACGAAGAACACCATTGGAAGCAGCATTCTTATGAAATCAGTATTTGCTGAAGGTGTTGTGGTTCAGTATAAAGAATGGATTGGAGAAATTCGGTTCATTTGTGATGAGTATGCGAGTGTATGCACCTCTGTGGGAGCACATCGCGCTGCTGATGTATGCGTGATTGTGTATAAAAAAGATTGGGAAGAAATGAAACTTTTTAAAGAAAGTCATAAATGAGAACTTCTGGGCCCTTGAAAGTGTCCCTATAATGTAAGCACACAACTCAAAACTAAATGGATGATTTTGATGATGTTTCAATTGAAGAATCTTCTTCTTTTGATTTCGTAGAAGAAATGAATGAACCTGACAAGTTCAAATTTGATGAATACCTTAAATCCAACATTGATTACTAATGATGAATCCCGACACTTTGAATTTCACTGGTGATGCTGTTACCTATTTGGGTTTTATTGGTGTTATTTCCACACTGATTATTCTCGTAACTGCATTCACTCGTTTCTACAAATCACCTTTAAACAAATGAAACTTTCAAAATTTGGTACTTCTTTCAAAAGTAGTTATGATAAACGAAGTGAAAGGTCAAGACAAACTATTCTTTCTGTTGAAGAAAGGGTAATTAAATACAAACAAAAAAAGACACAGCAACAAACAAAAAATAATACTAAATCCTATCAAGGATTTGGTTACACATACAAACCCTTTCAACTCAATAAGTAAATGACCGACACTGTAAATGTATTGCCACATCTTCGTGAACTTGAGGCAACTTGGAGACGACAAGAGTTTAAGTACACAAAACAACAACAAGAAGAATATGACCTTCTAATTGCTACTCGTCGTGAGAGAGTTGCATACTTTTATGAGAATGACCTTGTTTCTGTTGGTAGCAAAGCTTCTCAGGACAAACTTGCAGAAGATAATGCAATTGTGGAGGATGAGGAAGACTAAATATTAAAAGAAACAAACTATAAATATGAAATCTTTCTCCAACTTTTGTACTGAAGCCTACGATGCTGCCTTTATGTCTGGGGCACAAGTAATTCGTACTGGTGAAGGAGGAAGAATAGGTGCAGAACGTAGAAAAACTGCACCCGAAAGAACAAGAACAAAAAGAGGACCAGGAGGCACTACTTTACCTGCAAAACCATACAAACCACGTTCTGATATAGGTACTCCAAAACCAGCATCTACAAGAGTTCAAGAACCAACAAAAGAACGTGGAAGTAAAGATGTTTTAGCAAGGGCAGCCGCTGCTGCTAGAGAAGAGCGTATGAAGGCAGCTAAGGCAAGAGCAGCAGCAAAAAGTTCAGGACAAGATGCACCTAAGGCAAAACCAAGAACGAAAGAACTTGAGAAAACAGCAACTAAAATACTCTCTAATAAGAAAGAAGCAGAACCAAAAGGTGAAAAAGATGAGAGAATGACCAAATATCAATATACCAGAAAAGAAAAAAAGCGTATGGTACAAGCAGGTAAAAGACTTGAAACTGATATTATAAAAGGTAGAGATAAACCAGCAGCACATTATCAACCAAAAACTGGACCCTAAAAAGGAATAAATTTAAGTTCTGGGCCCCTGAAAGTGTCCTTATAATGTAAGCACTTCACTCAAAATGACCAAACTTGAAATCCAACGAAAACTCTATGATGCTCGTAATGCTTACGCTAAAGCACAAAAAGAAGTTGAGTTTCAAAAAAATCAAATTGCATTCCTAAATCAATGCTGGAATGATTTTGATTTAGACCTTTACTCTGAAATGTTTAGTGAACCCTGTTCTTTATAATTATGAAAAGTATAACTATCCCTGCAACAACTCTTGATACTCTGATTGAGGGACTTGAGAGTGCAATTAATGTGTGCTATAATGTAGACTCAAATGATGACGATTGTGAAAAATCTTATCCTTATGCGGTAGGATATAGTCGTAGTGCAATGAAAATGATTCAAGAACAACTTAAATCTTTGAATGGATTAATTTAAGTTCTGGGCCCCTAAAAGTGTCCCTACAGTATGAGCACAACTCTAATGCAACTTGATAAACCTCTTCGCCCACATCAAAAACGTGGTGATGTTGCAATGCAGCAACACAAAAAATGTCAACTAATTGTTCCTACTGGCGGTGGAAAGACTCTGAATATGATTACTGATACTGTAAGACAGTTTCAGTCACAAACTCCACAGACCATTGTTGTTGTGGCACCCAGGATACTTTTAGCAGAGCAGTTATCGAGTGAGTTCCTTGAGTTCATCATTGATGCTGCTGTGTTTCATATCCACACAGGTGAAACTCATCACGAAAGTTCAACTAAACCACTTGCTATTCGCAACTGGGTAGAGAGCAACAACTCCCGTCACAAGTTAATATTCACAACCTATCACTCTCTTTCACGTTTAGTTTCTGCTGAGATTGATGTGGATACAATATATTTTGATGAGGCACATAATTCAGTTCGTCGTGACTTTTTTCCTGCAACAGAGCACTTCTCTGCAAATGCAAATCGTTGCTACTTTATGACTGCAACTCCAAAACATTCACTTGCTGTGGGTAAACCAGGCATGAATGATTCGCAGGTTTATGGTAAAGTTATCTGCCAAGTTCCTGCTCCTGAGTTAGTCTCTGCTGGGTATATCTTGCCACCAAAAGTGATTGTAAAGCAATTGGAGATGGTAACTGGGAAACAGACCAACTATGACCGTGATGCAAACAATTTGCTGGAAACCATTGCTGATAATCAAGTCGATAAGATTTTGATTTGTGCAAAGGCAACCAAGCAGATTGTGGCACTGGTATCAGAAACTGATTTCTGTTCAAAGTTAGAATCTCGTGGGTATTCTTGGATGTTTATTACTGCCAAAACTGGAGCAGTGATTAATGGCAAGAAAGTAAATCGTGAGGTATTTTTTAACACTCTAAATGCCTGGGGCAAAGACTCATCTAAGAAGTTTGTTGTGCTACATCATAGCATCCTATCTGAGGGCATTAATGTATCAGGATTGGAGGCAGTATTGTTTATGCGCAATATGAACTTTATTTCCATTTCGCAGACTATCGGAAGAGTGATTAGACTTGGTGATGAATCCAAAAAGTTTGGTCTGGTTGTTGTTCCTGTTTACAATAGAGTTGGTATCTCCACTGCTAAATCTGTTCAGGCAGTTGTTGATATCATATTCAACAAAGGTGAACCAGCAATATCTGTAGTTAGGAGGTGATTAAAGGTTTATAATGTATAAATAATAGTGTGTTATTTATTATAGACCCATGCCTTATAAAGACCCGATAAAGAAATCTGAGTATATGAAAAAATACCAGCAAGATAACAAAGAAAAGGTAAATGAGCATAACCGACTTTCAAGAGAAAAAACCGATAGAGCATCCAAAGACCGAGAAAGATATGCCACTGATGAAGAATACAGAGAAAAAGTTCTTTCAAAAAATAGAGAACAAACAAAAAAACATAGAGCAAAGAGAACAGAAACTCAACGATTAAGGAGGCAAGAAAGGCGCAAAGTTCTTTTGGAACATTTAGGTGGAAAATGTGTTGGATGTGGTATAACTGAAAATCTTCAGTTTGACCATCTGGATAGAACACAAAAATCATTTAACATAGGAAAAGCACTTGACCACTCTCTTGAAAAACTTATACCAGAAGTTGAAAAATGTCAGTTGTTGTGCTATGATTGTCATGAACTCAAATCTCTTATCAACCACGACAAAGATAAATTGGCAGAAGGATACCGAGTCTCTAAAGTGGATAGGTTAGGTGATAAAATTATTGTGACTTTAGAACCATCAGCACCGGTTCGCAGTTGAGACTCAATGAGAACCCAGGCCACCACTGGGATCAAAACCTGATTTTTTGATGATTCTATCCCAAGGGTGTGATAGGTCATTTACCACAAACGAAAACACCGATTTTTTGGAAAGTAACACAAATGAATGAAGGATTCTTGATTGATAAGGGTGTTTATGCAGCAATACCTTTCGGGGGACAACTTATGATACTACATGATGGGCAACAGTTGAAATTATGTAGAACTGAAAGTTCTGCACGAAATTATATTGATTCCTTAAGAAAGGGTAAGAGTGTCGCACAACTACCCATAGAATAAACTTTCTGGGCCCCTGAAAGTGTCCTTATAGTATGACTGCATTTCTTATGAAACTGACTGCACTTCAAGTTTTATCTTTGTTAAAAGTTACTGATTTCAGTAAATTTGAAAAACCTGATAAAAATAAAGGTTCTCGTGGTCAGTTATTAGAAACTGCTCTTGGGATTCCTAACAGTTCCGACCTTAAAGATCTTGCTGATGGTGAACTTAAGACTTTTACACAAGGAGAATCTATTGCTGTTACACAGTTAAAACATTGTTTATCTGAAATCATTGATTACAAAGTATTATTTGAAAATAGTAAGGTTGGGAAAAAGTTACAACAAACCATATATGTTGCATTCTCACGCTCTAACGATTATATAAACTCAACATTACTCAATGAAGAAATTCATCCTGAACACTATCAAGAATTGCGTGAAGATTACAACCATATTTGTGATAAAATTTGTACCGCATTTGATAATGGTGAAGAATTGAATACTATCACAGGACCTAATGGTCTTCTGCAAATTCGTACTAAGGCAAGTAAATCAAACGGAAGTTACACTCCACTAACATTTAAAAATGTAACTCTTAAAAATAAGTATATGGCATTTTATTTGTGTGGTAAATTTGGTAAACAGTTGACATTCTGATGAATATGAGTATTATGGATACATAAAGACATAATTTAATGAATAAACCATTTCTAAAGTGGGCAGGAAACAAGTATAGGGTTCTGCCCCATCTTATTCCACATATTGGTTATCCTAAGCGTTATTGTGAACCATTTGGTGGTAGTCTTTCTGTTGCACTCAATACAGTAGCAGACCAATACATTCTCAATGATGTAAATAAAGATTTGGTTGCAATCTATCAGAACTTAGTGAATCCAAATGATGATAGCTTCATCAAATACTGTGAGGAACTGTTCACTTCAGAAAATAACACAAAGGAATCGTATTTAGACCTACGAACACATTTTAACCAAGCAACAAATACTACAGAAAGAGCAAGATTATTCGTTTATCTTAACCGACATTGTTTCAATGGATTATCAAGATATAATAGTAAAGGTGGATTTAATGTTCCTTTCGGTAAGTATGATAAACCAGTATGCCCATCAGAGCAAATGATGAACTTTAGAATGTTTTTTCTTTCTAAACAATTAGTAAGGTTTACTTCACTTTCTTTTGAGGATTCATCTCTTTACGAAGATTTAGAACCAGGTGATACTGTGTACTTCGACCCTCCATATGTGCCTGCATCAAATACTTCAAACTTTACAAGTTATGCTACGAATGGATTTATTCACCAACAACAAACTGAATTAGCAGACCTTGCAGAATTTCTTGCATCTAAGGGAATTAAAGTAATTGTATCAAATCACGATGTGGATATTACCAGAGAACTTTACAAAAATGCTACAATTTATCCAATTCAAGTGACAAGAACTATTTCGGCAAAAGGTACTAGTAGGATTAAAGCAAACGAACTTATTGCAGTATATTAGATTCTTTGGGCCCCTGAAAGTGTCCCTACAGTATGAGCATACAAAACAAGCATCAAGAACATTTTGAGGATCTAATCCTCACAGGTGACTTATCTGTTCTTGAGTTCTTTGATGGCGACTATCAAGTTTCTTTGAAGATTGATGGTTCTCCAGCAATAGTGTGGGGAACTAATCCTGCATCTGGTAAATTCTTTGTGGGCACCAAAAGTGTATTCAACAAAGTTAAACTCAAAATCAACGAATCGCATGAGGATATTGATACAAATCACAGTGGTAATGTAGCACAAATATTACACTGTTGCCTAGATAGTTTACCTCGTACAGAGAACATTTATCAGGGTGATTTTATTGGGTTTGGTGGACTTAACGTCTATACTCCTAACACAATAACTTATCAGTTCCCTGAGATTGTAACACAAAGTATTATTATTGCACCACATACAAAGTGGAGCACTGATGGTGAACTTAGAGATGCTTATGTATCTGGAACTACACCATTCTTTAATGATACTGAC